TGTTACTCGGGCGGGGTTGCATTGCCATCAGTAATATATCCTTTGCTTAGGAACGGCTTCATCATCCTCATAATCTTCTGGGTGTTGAATAAAACCGCCCTCTCTAAATCTGCGAAGAGCCTGCGTAACCGTATCCACATAATCGTCATGCTCACCTGCGGGGAACGCCGCGCACTCTTCAATTACCTCTTCTGCCCATCGGGTATCTGGAGCCCATACTAAACCAGATTCAAGTAAAGGCGCAATTGAATTTACGCGGGTGAACTTATCATTACCCCTACTCGGGCTGTAATTCTGTACAGGAATACCCATTTGGCGCAACTCCTGCGTCAACGGCATACCACTCGCCTTTGCCTCAATCAACACCGATTCGGGTTCCCAATACTTATATTCGTCCAAAGCTATACGTCGCAATTCAGGAAAGTCCCATCGTCCACGTTTCGCATCTACAAGAATAATACTCGGCGGTCCACCTTCTTCGGGGTAAAATACACCCCATGTAGTTATAGCACTGTAATCCGCAGACTCACGCTTACTATACGCCGTATCGTACGACTGCATTACATATTCCAACGGCGGGATATCATCTTTCTCCCACTTTTGCCACCAATCGCGCTTTAAAATAGCCGACTGTTCACTCGTAGGGTTCTGCTGCCATTGGGCTTCCCACTTACCCACGCTAAGACTACCCTTAACGCTAAGTAAATCATCCTTTTTCCAAAACTCAGGCCACAAAGGTTCATTACTCTCGGGCATCAACGCGGGGAACTCTACTATCTCCCACTTATCAGCCAATACATCGCGCGCCTGTTGTCGTACCAACTTACCCGTTAAATCGTTCTCTGCCCAACGGGTCATAATTATGACAATAGCACCTCCTGGTTGCAAACGCTGCCGTGGACCAGACGTATACCACTCATAAGCATGCTCCAATGCCGTTGGGCTTAACGCATCTTGCTCACTGTGCGGGTCATCAATAATTAACAAATCCGCACCGCGTCCAGTTACAGCACCGCCTACACCCGCCGCAAAATATTCACCGCCCTTACTTGTCTCCCATCGACCCGCAGCCTGACTATCCGCGCGTAACTCAACATCCTCAAACACCTTCTTATACTCACCAGAATTCATCAAGTTACGCACCTTACGTCCAAATCTAAACGCCAACTCCGCTGTGTGCGTAGTCTGCATTATCTTCAAACGCGGGTTCCTTCCCATCAACCATGCAGGCAACAAATAACTACCGAATTCAGATTTCGTGTGGCGTGGCGGCATATTAACTATCAAGCGCTTCAACTCACCACGCGCAATTCTATCAAACTTCTCAGCCATTATTCTATGGTGGCGTCCATTAATAAACTCAGGCCAAACCGCAGTGCAAAAATCCATAAAATGCTCTTGCGCCGCACTCGCCGATTCAATCTCCTTTGCGCGCTCCAATAAATGCGCAAATCGCTTTAACTTATCATCAGGCAGTAATGAAACGTCCAAGGTCATCGCTCCTAATGCAATGTAACATTCTCAACACCCCACACAATCATCTGTCCACTCTCCGTATCATATCGGAAAATTATCGCAGGGATCTCACTATCTGGGGTAAACTGGCTCACCATCGGGTAAGGCCACATCTCACCCGCTACCATCTCTCGCCACTCTTCAGCGGTTATTATATCGTAATCCATAGACTCACCTATCGTGGTCAATAATTTCACAATACTTCGAAAATTTATAAAACACAATGAACCTATCACCATTCTACAGTTTTAGGGGGGTGGGGGTCTCGGTTTTTGATCGAGTAAAATTCACTATTCAGAAAAAGTAATTTGGTTCTCGAAGATTTGTCCAAAACTTGGTTATAGCTAGCACTATAACCAAGGGGATCGTCTCGCGGGGGGTCACAAAAAAACCCCGCCACGGTGTTCGTGGCGGGGTGGCGGGGGTACCCTAGCCTACTTGGCTTGGGGTTGGACAACCAACTTAATGTATGGCGTCCCCCATGTGCTGCTGCTTGGGCTGTAACCACCTTGCAACATTGCCATCAGGCAAACTGGTTTTTTGCGGCTGTGGCCTAGCGGCGCGGCGGCGTTAAGTATTGCAAACAGGGACATGTTGCCCTCAACACCTTTTAGCAACCAGTCTTGGATTTGGTGGCGTACACCACCTGTCCGGCCACCGTAGCCAAACGGTACAGGCTGCTCGCTGTCTAGCTGCACATTGGCTAGCGGCTGCACTTGTACATTGTGCAAGTTGCCACCTGCCTGCTCATTAACAAACTGCCAAATTTGGCTGTAGGTTACGTCAGCGCCACCTAGAAACTCAGCAACCTTTGCGGTTGTTTTTGCGGTGGTGGTTTTTGTTTTTGCGTTTGCCATTGTTATCTCCTTTCTACGAGAATTTGGCGGTAAGCGTTATTGCTTACAAATATAGAATAGCAATTAGTGAACATTAGTGCAAGCACTTTTTTCACTATTTTGCATTTTTTATTTTGAGGCAGTTATTGCCCAAAAACCCACAACGATGATAGCGAATATAAAAAACCACATTCACTCACCTATTGCTGCCAGTATTAAATAGCCACCAAACATTGAGCCGAGACCAATGCCTGACATCAACATTAAACTGGTGAGCGGGAAGTATGGGTCAACGTCACTGGTTCCGGCTGCACCAAACAGTAGGAACAGGCCAAAGAACATGAGACAATATCCACAAAATCTTAAGAGCGTGTCCATGGTTTCTCCTTTCTAAAGAATTAAACACAGAACAACTATACACCAACCGCGCCACCTGACACATCTTTAATTTTCCAATGATGTCGCGTCATCAGCTTTCATCGTCACCGAGAGATTGACGGAGAATGATTGATGATGAGATACCTATTATAGATATATGTCAACATATATCTATAAGTTTCCTCTCGCGAATGGTCAAGTCCGTCCTCTCGGGAATGGGATGGCGTCCTCAATATTCGTCTAGAATGGGCGCAAAAGAAAAGGGAGGCCGAAGCCTCCCTGTCCCGTGGTCCGTTAGCCTTGGACCACTAGCTTGACGAATGGTGTCATCCAGTATTTGCTGGACGGTGAATATCCACCGTGCATCAGGGCATGCAAGCAGACAGGCTTCTTGCGCGAGTGTCCTAATGGAGCGGCCTTGTTGAGCACGGCCTTCAGTGACAGGTCACCTTCAACGCCTTTAAGCATCCAGTCTTGGATACGCTGACGAACGCCTCCTGTTTTTCCACCATATCCAAATGGCACGGGCGCGTCACTTGTAAGGTCGACATTGTCAAGAGGTACGATTTTCACGTTAGCCTCATTGCCGCCCGCATGTTTCTGGACGAAGGACCAGATTTCATCGTAGCTCAACTCCTTGTCAGTTACGACAAGCTCTACGGATTTCACGGTAGCTTTAGCGCGAGGCGCGGATTTTTTAGCTGTTGTAGTCATATCAATCTCCTTTCTACGAGATATGTCATAAGGTACCATTACCTTATGAATTCACTATAGCCCAGCTAGCTATCAGTGTAAAGTCACTAATTATCTTTTGTTGTCCAGTCACCACGGGTCATCATCATTTATCATCTGTCGCGTCATCGTCATTCATCGTCATCGGTTATCATCAATGGAAAATGATTCACGAAGAATGATGATGAGGCCATGGAACTCGGACCTTCGGACTGAGGAAATTGGACGATCTTCTCCTTTAGAATGGGACGACTTTGATTTACAATGAAGTCCATCATCCCCTTCCAATCATACGGTGTCCCCGAACACCAGTCGGGGGTCAATGGTCCATCTTTCTCTGTCTGTCCTGCTATCTCCATCGCCCTTTTCCCCCCAAATATATTTATAGTACGGGAGGAAGGATGACTAACCAAGTTCCAGACGTTTCCAGAATATCCGCTATATCTTATCTGCCAAGCAATTTGGTGAGGTCGCAACTGGATGTTCTTTAGCGACTTTAACCTGTGAACCTTCAGCTCAAGCCAAAAAGCACAGCCATCGGTGATACCGTGCAAGTCAGGTACTCCAGGACTAGACCAGGACTCTAGGCGTGTCCAAAACACACCTAGCTCCTTGGTTCCATCACGCAACTGCGCCCATAATCTGGACTCAGGTTTAGTTGGCATCAAGTGCCTCCATTTCTTCTATCATAGCAATGCGGTTATCCCAGTCACGCTTGGCGGCATCAAACTCATTGTAGATACGCAGGTTGCCCTGACTATGTGTAGACTGTGGCTTGTCAATACCGTCTTCGCGGTAAACATAATACGCCATTGCGATAGGGGACCAGTTGAGTATCGTGCGGGACTTGCCGCCATTAAAGACGCGGATGTTTGGCTTGAACTCAGTCATGGCACTCCCCCACAACAATAAAGTCTTTGCGCTCAGCGCATGTAGGACACGGGGTTTTATCCTCTTGTTCGTACTCGCGAGCGTAATTGTTGCCGAGCATCGGCATGCCACACAGCGTTTCACCTCCACCCATTGAGAAGTGTTGCTGTCCTAACTTTTTGGTCCATTCAAAGAATTGTGTCATTTCATTCTCCTTTCTACGAGAGGTAGCTCTATTGCTACTGTTACCAGTATGCACCCAGACGCTATTAAAGACACTTCTTTTGTTATCCTGTTTGCTCAACGTCAACGGTGTCATGATCAATTATCATGTTTCCCGAGTTGACTGCGGCCAGAGCAGGAAACTCCTCTTGCAATCGTGCAATTTCACGCATGACTTCTTCGCGGGACATTTGGTCAATGCGACCATGCAAGATTTCTTTGCGGTCAATGTAAAGACCTGCCGCTTGTCCTCGTGATTTTTCAGCAGCGACTGCGGCGGGATAGTTGCCGTTCTGGATTGCCAGATCACGGATCTCAGCGAGTTTTTTCACGTGTCCCTCAAAAGAGACTTCGTACTTGCGAGCCATCTCGGTTTTTAATTCACGAATCCTCTCAACAACATGGGGATACCGCTGACCGTTTAGCAGTTGGGACGCAATGGCGTGGGCTGACTTTACAGAGTAACCTGCACGGACAGCCGCCTCGGTTTGGGAAATGTCTTCGCACACATACAGTCGGCAAAATTCTTCCTGCTTTGGTGTGATTCCTTTCTCAACACGAGGATTAGCCACTACGTCCATCTTAGGTTTATGAGTTGCTTTGGCGAGAGCCATTTGTATATTCCTCTTTAGTGAGCAGATACTTTGTATAATAGGTCAAAACACGGATGATGTTAAATTCAAATTTAAGGCCATTTGAGATCGCGCGTACACGAGAGTGATCAATATCTTTGTTATCATTAGTGACTGATATTGGGTAAGTGTTTGATTACACTACTGATAGTGTGATATCGAGATATTGGAGAAAGTTAAAATACAAATTTATCGTCATCCACATTTTAGTCCTATATAGCAAAGTTATATAGAGCCATTGTCGATGGTCCATCTTGCACCTTTGGTGGTACCCTACCCACTGTTAATTTGAGCGTCGAACGGCGTCGAGTGTGTGTCTAGAATGGTTGATGTTGCGGGTATAAAAAACCCCGAACGCAGGGTTCGGGGCTAGTGAGCAGTCAGGGAGGAGTCCTTTGTCGTTAAGCGAAGCCTAACACAGACTTTACTTTTGACCAAACCTTTTTTTGAGTTGACGGAGGTTCGGAACCCTGAGCGGTGTGTTTCTCGGTTTTATTATTAAAGTTGCTGAAATCAGGCGAGAAGTCGTCTACAGTTAATGTAGCACCGCGGATGTAGAGTATATAATTAGCCTGCGATTTACTGAGGTTATACTCCTTACA